TGCCAGTTTATTAGTAGCCTCCCTTGTACTTTTGGCCCGTTCTTCTCTTATTCTAGATAAAATATCTTTTAGAAACGTAGACTTTGCTATTTTAGAGGGTGCGACATTCAATTTTGGAGATGATTTCCTTTGCGTAGTCTTCACGAGGGATATACGCGTTTGCCTTTATAACGCGAAGCTGTTCCCCGATTTTGTTTCTACCCTGTCCGTTTTCTACTGAGGCCCGGTAAATTCTTGCGACTTGATCCTTCGCGTTCCATGAATGGTTGAAAATGCCAGTGACTCCCACAAAGAGTTTGGCAAGTTCTTCAAGACATGGTTCAGAGAATTTTTCATCGCTGCGATCAATTTCGTTGCCGCATAGAATAACGGAGAATGTAAAGACATCCTCTGGTTGCAGTTGTGTCAGCGCGTACTGGTTGATTAGCTCGATATCCGTCTGGATATCAATAATTGCCTTCGTCTCAAGGCGTGATTTTACGATTCTTTCCAAGGGTTTACCCTCCTTATTTTTCCATGTTTAGGTTGACAGGTTACGTTTATTTTAATATAATGTGAATATGGAGAAATCCGTTGTGAACCGGCTCCGCAAGTATTACTACTTGGCAGGCATGGCGAGACGGGGTAAGGCGGGGTATGGAGAGCTCGGGTGAGGATTGGTGAGCACGGGTTTGGTACGGTAAGCCTTGCAAAAGAAGCCGTTTATCATAAACGATAGGCGGCTTCACTCCTCTTCACATTTTGGGCACAATAAAACCGCCCTCCGGCGGTATTGACAAATCTATCTTTATGGCGTATAATACAGACAAAGGGAACTGCCGCTTTTGCAGGGCGGCTCAGTCCTAAAGACGCTTTAGCAATGAGACGCCTTAGCTTATAAGGCGTCTCGTGCTATTTTCTCTTACGCGACAATGTTACGCAGAGAGTAACAACCGCCAATATCACAAGGCAGAATTGATACAATTCTGAATATGTAATCATTGGCATCACCCCCTTCACAAGGGAGTGACCGAGCCGCCAAGCGACAGTTCCGTAATTATATTACTAAATATCGCATGTTTTGTCAATTCTCGATTTTTCTATGTCCGCTCTTAAAGCGGTTTTTCTCTTTTCAGGCGGCAAAAGATAATACATGCTCACATTAATACCGAGGCACTCTGCTTCCTTTATCAAAACTTCATCTACAGCAAATCCTCCTTTGTTATTATTCCTCCTCCGGCTCCGGCGGAGGCGAAGGCTCCGCCGGACTTGGCAATATCTCCCCAACCATCACCTTCGGTTTCGTATTAACCGTATACTCCAGGGTCGCGAGATCCTGGGAAATCATGGCGTGCCTGCCAATTCCGCCCGGTAAGGGTGGGAGATTGTATTTAGACCGTATCTCATCGGGCGTCATCCACGCGGAGCGCACGGCTTTGTAATTCACATCCGCCATTGTCGCGGCGTCCGCCCGGAGTATAGCGTCCATGTTGAACTCAAAATGATACCCCCGCCGCCGCTGCTCCTTTGTCAGCAGTTTGCGGTTGAACTCCTGCTCATAGGCCGTGACGATAGGCAGCATGGTGAGCATGAGGAACTGGAGCATCTGCTGTTCCTGTGAACGCGGCGAGGATTCGGAGTAATCCCCCAGCAGGTGCGGCGGTATGTTGTACACCATAGCGACCTTTGACCGGGTAATCTTCTCCACCTCAAAGAGTTTCGTATCTACCGGGGATAGGTTCAGCGACTTCGCGGTGACGCCCGACTCCAGCAGGAGAACATTGCCGCCGGTTGCGTGGTAAGTCTCCGTGAATGACGTAATCATTTTCTTTTTCTGCTCATCTCCGAGGTTGGCGGGCGCTTCAAGGATGACCGCGGCGTTCAAGCCCTTATCAAGCTGTTTCGCGCTGAACGTCTCTATGCTGTCGCTGTAATTCAATGTGTCGTACAACACCGACACGGGGTTCACGCCCGAATATCCGTTGGTGGAGAGGAAGGGCACATGGATGACATAGTAGTTGTGCGCGTAAAACTCAACGCCCCGCTCCGGGGTGATCTTGTACCACAGCTCCCCGCTGCCCGTCTCCATGATGGGCGCCACCCGGGAGGGATCGAGGATGTCGATCCTGTCGAGGGTTCCGTCCGGGTCAAATACCTTGACGCCATAGCAGTTCCCCGCGGTGCACCGGCAGGCCTCCAGGGTTTTGATGAATTGACAGCTCGTCATGTTCGGGTTCGGCTCAAAGCTCAGCAAATCATTCAGCTCATTCTTAACCGGCACGGCGCCTCTGTACAACTGCACCGGCATGGACGCGAGCGAATTAGAGATGCGCGACACGGCGGAGAAGAGGAGTTCGCTGTTGCGGAGGGTATAGTCACCCCGCAGCCAGTGAGGGAGCCATGTGTTGGAGAGCCGGCGGCGGCCCGGTACATTCTCAATGGATGGCAGCGCCGCTTTCAAGGCGCGCTGTCTGCGCCGGTCGGCAAAATATGTAAATATACTCAGTTTCATCACCCCTATGGTTGTAACTTAATCACTGTAGCCAGCGCCTTATCCACGGGAATAAACAGGGGATTTTTGCGCAGGTACTCCGTGTGCGCGGTGAGCAGCGCCGCGAACCCGTCTATTTTACGGTATCTGTTTTGCTTTGTCGGTAAGTATGTCGCGTTGACGCTGCGTTTTGTCATTTTAACATTGCCTAGGTACCAGTTAAACAACGGATTATTATTGTGTATGATTTTTCCGTCTAAAAAACGCTCTTTAAGATGGTCGAGCGGCGCTGTGAGCGTCAGTTCACCCTGGCGTACCTCGTTCATAACAAATCCGCTTTCACGCATCTTCTGAACGAGCATAAACGCCTTGGCTGGGTCGTATCCGATACTTTCTACGATAAAACGTTCCCGTTGTTTCAGGTACCATTCATAGACTAACATGAAATCAACATAATCTCCCGGAACGATCGTTAAGTACCCGCCTGCCTCAAGGGATTTCCAGTCCAGTTTTTCGTGATCCTCCCTGACTTTCCGCGCCGGCGCCCATGAGTGTTCATGGACGAAATACCTGTTTTCATCAAGCGGAAACTCAATGCATGCAGATGTAAAATCCTCTGTATCCGCAAGATCAAAACCGCCATAACACCGCTGCCCTTGTAATTCATCTACATGAAGAACCCCATTGTTCTTTCGAATAGTCTTCTCATCCAGCATGGACAACTCATCAACCGAAGTAAAGACATTGAGCTGCTTGTTAATAAAATTCGACCGTTCGGCGGGGATCGCCCGGCACCGCTCCCATTCATCCATCAGATCATCCATGGATAGGAGCATACCAAGCGATGGGTTCGCCTTCACCCAGCACGAAGCGTCCTCCGGGTCATCGGCTTCGTCTATCTCTGCGATGTACACAAACATACGGTCGGCGGCCCGCTCCGCCATCGCCTCTTTTTTGTCCAGGACATTACAACCGAGGGCGTAATAATCCATAAGCGGCCCGTCAATAACAGTTCCCAGCGTGGAGATATATATGATCAACGGCTGCTTTCTTTTTTTGGTTTTAGCTTTAATAACATTCAGAAGTTTGTAGTCCTCGTAATCTTGAATCTCGTCAAAAATAGCAAGGTGAACATTGCGGCCTTCCAGGTTCTTATGATCCGTTGCCAGAGGCTGGATTTTACTGTTTGATTGATCGTGATAAATCCCGTCCCGCGTTATGCGGAAATATTTAGGGCTCAATCCCGATAAGCGAATCTGTGCTTTGCATTCATCAAAGATGATCCGCGCCTGCTCTTTCGAATTCGCCAGGCAGTACACTTCCGCGCCCGGCTCTCTGTCTTTTGAGGCGCCAAACGCCGCGTTCCCGGTAACGAGCGTACTTTTCCCATTCCCCGACCCGACAAGGATCAAACCTTCCCTGAACCGTCGCAGCCCGGTTTTTTTGCTTACCCATCCGAAGAGATTCGCTTCTACGAAATGCTGCCATGGTAAAAGCTCCATTTTATCATAGTCGCCTTTAGTCGGTTTACAAAAACGCTCTATGAAGTCTATCGGCCTATAAGCCTTTGATATATCAAACGTCCATGCATATTTGGGATCCTCGGAAGCTTTCAGGTCGTCCATAAACCGGTTACATGCTTGTATGACTCTCTTGCTTGCTATTGTTTTTCCTGATATAACATCATCCGCGTATTGATAACATTTGCTCGATTGAATGAGGCTAGAAATTTTCAAAATCGTCACCGTCCCCCGTTCTGCCATCATCCTTTGGCAGCAGGTCGGTCAACTGCTTCATAATTTTCTGATAACTTGTGTTCATACTGTTATATAAATCCGCCGTCGGCCTTTTACGCATGTATGCCGGGTGGTCCCCCTGTGCAAACATTTCAGTGAACCCGTTTGCATTCAAATCAGCCTCCATCTCTTGCAAGGATACCCGCATAAATGCCGCCCGCTGTATCAATCCG